GGCCAGACGGGAAAGAATGTGCAGATTTACGCGGATAACCGTATTACTCTGTTACCTTCTGACAACATTGGTTATATGCGCCATCATACCCCGTATGAAGCGACAGACCCAGTACAAGGACGTACTTATATCCCGTCAGAGGGGCAGATGCTTATCTCCAACTACCGTGACAAAAACGGTCGCTACATGGAATATACGGCAGAGTGGATTCCGCAGATTTCCAATCCAGATTTGATAACCAATTTCGATTTGAGCGAAATTGCATCCATCCAATCAGCATAAGGGGGTAGGATATGAAAGTAAAGGTTATATCAGTTTTCCGCGACAAGTTCACCGGAAAGTATTATACTCCCGGTGAAGTGATTGAAGTCGGTGAGGAGATCCGTGTGCTGGATATGGAAAGTCGCAGACTTGTCGAAAGGGTTGAGGTGAAAACTCCCGAAGTGAAAACCACTGAAGAAAAGAAGGAGGTGAAAATCTCCCTCTTTGAGAAAGAGTTCGAGAAGAAAACTTTGATTGAGGCTTTGAAGTCCATCGGTGTGCAGGCTTCCGGCAATATGAAAGAGGAAACTCTTTTGGGTAAGGTTGCAGAACTTGATGAAGAATCAACAGCCAAACTGAAAGAAGCATTAGGTATCGAGTAAAAGGATAGGGTAGTGCTTCTACCCTTCCATTGTCTAATTTTATAAATCAGAAAAGAAATGAAGAATTTTATTTTTGCCATGTGTGGCTTTTTAATGATGTCTTTGGTTTCGTTGAGCGTGCAGGCATCAAGTGTGGAATCTTCTAAGTGTGAATACGTGAATCCATCGGTTGATGTTGGTCTGCCAGATATTCAGTTTATCACTTTGGAAACGGCTCTGGCTGATTGTGTTGTACCGACCATGACGCATCCCGTGTTTTTGGTTGCAAATAACCCGGCTATGATGTGTTCGATAAAAGAGGGAATGGCTATTCAAGGGATACGAATTAATGTTCCCAAATGCCCGTTCAGATACATCTATAAATCAAAGTATTGCACGCATTATAGCTATACCGCATATAGTAAACTGATTACATCATATTGATTGATAACAGTCATGAGTAACAAGGAGTTTGTATTAAGCGTATTTGATAAGAATCCCCCGTCTAATCTTGTAGTTGAAAATATACTTTCAAGAACGGGATTGGATGGCGAAGAACCTTTTGCCGAGGAAAATAGGGCAAGATTAGAGGTCGCTTGTGCCAAGCAAATTCCGTGGATGATACAAAATCCATCTTCGGTCAGCGAAAGCGGATTTTCTGTGTCTTGGTCTAATCATGTTGATAGCCTAATGAAATTGTACTCATGGCTGTGTAAACAGTACGGTTTGAAAGACGAACTGGGTAACAAACCTAAAGTGACTTTCTTATGATATTCGCTCCACACATATTGCAGGTAAAAGTTATCACCCCGATGGATAAGGATGAGTTTGGCAGACCTATTCCCGGAACAGGTGGTGAATACTGGCAGGAGGTATGCAAGTGCCGTTGTGATGATAACACTACCAAAGAGTTTTCATCTGATAACGGCTCTGTGTATCGTCCGAATTATCATGTAGTATGTGAGAAAAGAATCACTATCAAGGCAGGGGATGAAGTCCGCTGTATGGACGGCGAGAGCGTGAGAGGTCAAGGCGAAGTTTACACGGTGAAGAGTACGAACTATTTTAACTACGCGGAATTATGGATGTAGATTTCGACCTTTCCGATGTCGATTCCTTTTTCGATGAAGGAGAATGGGAAGTTGAAAAGAAGATGATTGACGTTGGCGATGAAGCCGTGAAGTACGCGGAGGAACACGGCGATTACGAAGACCACACGCTCACCTTGCGAACGTCCAACAAGTATGATGTGGATAAGGATGGTTTGACACTCTATAACGACGCTCAATCGCCGAAAGGTTATCACTATGCGTCCAACGTGGAATCCAAAGGGTTTGAAGTCTTGAGCGGCGCCGCCTTGTTTGCGAAGAAACGGTTGAATGGAGAATTATGAATGAAAAATCCCGCTTTTGCCAAGTTAATACTTTGGCAAAGGCAATGTAGCCACTTGGCACGCACAAGGTAGCCACTTGGCAAAAGCAACCTAAAACAGACTGGAAAATGATAACGACCACCGACATAGCGAACATACTCTACCGCGACTGCCAGCCCTTCGGCATCGGCATCGTCCCCCACGGCAAGAAGCTGGCGGGCGCGCTGAAGTCCGAAAAGATTGTCATCCACGCCAAGAAGCAGCAGCCGGGTAAGTACTGGAAGCAGTCGTTCGCCGAGGTCAACCTCTGTGTCCCCGACCCCGGCGAGGATGAAGCCGACACCATCCGGCTGAATGCGCTTGAAAGGCAGGCTGTGGAACTCTTTGACGGCGTGGTAAGCACCTATGACGGCACCCGTTACCGTTACTCCATCGAATCAATCGGAACGGAAGCGGACACGGCTTTGAAGTGCCACTATGTGAATGTAAGAATTTTGTTTAACGTATTAAATGTGAAATAATATGATTTCAGCAGTAGGAATTAAGAGAATCTTGTTTGCCGACATTTCAAAAATTACGGCGGACATCACCCCCGAAATCGCCAAGACTTTAATCCAAGCGGCCATTACCGCCAAAGATGAAGTCTTGAACGTGCACGGGGAAACGTGGCAGATTGAAGAAACAGAAGCGTCTGTCACGGGGTATAAAAATCAATTGAATGGTCAGAACTACCGTTATGACACAACTCCCGGCGATATTACTCCGGCTTTCTCTATTGGTCAGTACGATTGGAAAACTAAAGCGGCTCTCATGGGCGGTTCCATAGTTGAAACAGGGGAAGAAGGAAGCAAAGTCGCGGTAGGTTGGAAACGTCCTCTGACAAAAGAGATAATCAATAAGGCTCTTTTCTGTCTGACGGATGATAATGTATGGTTCATTTTTCCCAATGCCCAGATTGTAGCCCGTGAAGCGAATACAGACAAGGCAATTGCCATTGCTGTTCGTGGATTGGTTCAAACTCCTAAGATAGCAGGGGTAGCTTCTGAATATAACTATGAGGAAGATGCTATTAAGGCATTGACAGCGTAAGTTTTAAGGTAACAGATTGTTTTCGGATGGCGGTGGGTGGTTGCTCACCGCCTTTTTAATTTAAAGATATGAATCAAGCGTCTAAAATTGTGTCAGATGCCCTGCTGGGGATGGACTTCAAAAATGTAGAGATAGGTGGAGTAGTCTATACCATCAAGCCGCCTACTATCAAAGTTATCTGTCGTGCCATTCATCATTTCTCCAATGTCGGTATGGAGGGAGATAATATTGTAGAGGCAATCAAGGAACTTCCCGAAGTAACCGAAGATATGCTGAAAGGCGTTTCCTGCTTCATCTGCGGCAGTGAGGACTTGGCTAAGGCTTTGGAAAACGGGACTTTTGACGAAATTAAGAATGGCTTGGAAACCTGTTTCTCCATGATGGATATTTCGGCTTTTCAGTGTGTCAGCTCGATGAGGAACGTGTCGATGCTGGCAGCAAGACCGAAACAGTAGGAAACACAACGTTCTTCGGACAGATAGCCCATTTGATTGACACGCTTCATTTGAGTTATACAGAAGTGTTTGAGGTTATCCCTTATAGGAATCTGTTGATGATGCAACGGGATAAACTTCATACCGTAAGTGGTCAAAAGGTGAATAGAATCAGCGGTAAGGAATTAGCTAATCGTAGGAAAAAGAAATAGATATGGCGAAATTATATTTTAAGGTAGGTAGCGACTGGGAAGAAGTTGTAAGGCTTCGTAATGAAATTGCGAAGTTAAAGCAGGAGTTAATGAGCATGGATGGCACGCAGTCTCCTGCTGCTTTCAAGGCTTTGAATGCCCAACTTGCTGCATCCAACCAAAGATTGGATGAGTTGGTGACTAATGCAGCCAAAGCTGGAGCGGAGATGGAAACGGGATTCAAAAGGAAAATCTTCGATGCTTCCCAGGCCGTGAATGGATTCACAGAGAAGATTCTTGCTCAAAAAGCGGTAGTTAAGGATATTGAAGCGGATGTAAAACGACTTGGGGATGCTTATCGTATAGCATTGAAAAGGAATCCGTTATCAGCAAATAGCAAGTTAGAAGAATACAATGCTGCCCGCAAAGCTCTTGATGAAGAAAAGGCAGCTTTATTTGGATTAACCCAACAACAAGCCGAAGCGCGTCTTTCCGTAAAGAAACTTCGGGATGAATACGCCCTTTACAATGATAATGCTAAGGAAATCGTAGAGAGTAACAACGGTATTGCTATTTCTTGGAAGAAAGCCTTGGCGGTTATTGGTGGTACTGGAGTACTGAAAGCATTAGGTGCTGAAATGATTCGTGTACGTGGCGAGTTCCAGGCTGCTGACACTGCTATTGAAACTTTATTGGGAAACAAAGAGAAAGCCAATGCCCTCATGTCACAAGTTCGTGAGTTCGCTAAAATTTCTCCGCTTGAATTTTCTGATGTAACAGCAGCCACGCAGATGATGCTTGGTTTCAACATTGAAGCCGAGAAAGTTCCCCGTTATCTACAAGCTATTGGCGATGTTTCTATGGGGAACACACAAAAGTTTAATTCTATGACTTTGGCATTCTCTCAGATGTCCGCTGCCGGTAAACTTATGGGTCAAGACCTCAATCAGATGATTAATGCAGGATTTAATCCTCTGCAAATCATGTCTGAAAAGACCGGTAAGTCTATCGCTACCCTCAAAGATGAGATGTCTAAGGGGGCTATTTCCGCAGAAATGGTTCAGCAGGCATTTATAGATGCTACTTCCGCTGGTGGTCGATTCTATCAGATGTCCGAAAACGCTTCAAAAGAGATAAACGGTCAGCTTTCTATGATGCAGGATGCGATGGATAGTGTTCTCAACGAGTTAGGTGAGAAATCGGAAGGTGTAATTATGGACGGCATTCAGATGACTACTTCTTTGATTGAAAACTACGAAACAGTCGGCAAGATACTTGCTGGATTAGTAGTTACTTATGGCGCATATCGTACTGCTGTAATGCTTACTACTATCGCAACGAGCAAACACACGATAGCCGAGATAGCCCTTACCAATGCCCGTGTACTGGCACGGAAAGCACAAATGGCTCTCAATGCGGCAATGCTTACCAGTCCTTATGTTTTGCTGGCGACTGCCGTTGTAGGGCTTGGTGCGGCCATGTGGACTTTCCATGATTCCGCAACCGAAGCCGAAAAAGCACAGAGAAGGTTTAACGAACAGCAAGAAGAAGCTAAAAAGCGAGAAGAAGAACACAAACAGAAGATTGATTCCCTCGTACAAAGTTCTCGTGATATAGCGTTGTCGGATTTACAAAGAGGTCGAAGTTTAGCGGAGTTAAGAAAAGAATACCCTAAGATATTCGCTCAATATGACATCGAAACCATTAAGTTGGCTGATATACTTAAACTAAAGCAACAGATAGCAGAAGAAGATGCAAAACGTGCCGGAGAAAAGCAAACCAAGGAACTTTCTAACATTGAATCTGAAATCAAATATTACGAGAATCTGCTGAAAACTCTTTCCGGTCAGCAAGGCGTTGATGGATATGTGAAGAAACTAAAAGAATTGCGTGCTATGCGTGATGTCATGCTGCAAGAAAAAGGCAAAGGCATCTCTGAACAGTTCATTTCCAATCTTAAAGATGTTGATATTAGTGAGTTTGACCGCTACATCTCTGAGTTGGAGAAGCGTATCAGAGGAAAGGGGGAAAATGGAACTGTGAAACTTCGTTTGCCTATTGATATTAAGGGTACTTTGTCTGATGAAGCAATCTATAATGTGAAAGACATAAAAACACTTATAGATACAGCAAAATCAGTCAAGCAAACCCGAATTGATTCAGAGAAGAATAAAACCACCTACAAGCAGGATTATGAGAAAGCGAAGAAAGACTGGGATGATGCTAAGAAGAAACTTTCTGAAATAGAAAAGAATAAATCCAAGTTTACTTCAAAGCTGTATGAAGAAGCTAAGAAACGAGTAGAAACAACTGAAAAAGCCTATAAAAATTTGGGCGGTATTACTGGTAGTTCTTT